TTCCTGTAAAGCAATCGATCATGTTCCAAGTTTTTCGGCCTATTAGTCCACTGATAGAATTCATCAGTATCAGTATTGAAATGACTTGGATGGTAATGAATAATTAATTGATCTTCGATATACCCATAATGCCCATTAAGTAATTTCACTCTATCTGCAAGATCTTTATCACATCGACTATGTATGAAGCCTATATGAAAAAATTCACCATCCAAATATGGTAGAAGTTTTTTGTTCGCCAACCAATGTGAAGCTTTTTCAAGGGGATCATTCCATCCGTCCGAATAACTAATAAGACCCCATCCATCTAACAATTCTGACATTCTCTTGAGACCTTTTTCAAAAAATCCGGCTTTTATTACACAATCATCAGCAAGAAAACAAACTAGATCATATCTAGATTTATCGACCAATCGCTTAACCATTTTCGGGCAACCAATCCGTTCTTTATCTTCTTCTGCAACAATTTCAATTTCAGGCTTATTTTTTATAGCCCTGATAGAAGTCAATAATCTCTCTAAGCCTTTTGGCCTAACGTATGGAATGATTATCGAAATCACTAAATTCCTTCACAAATTCTTCTACTTTATCATCGCAAAGATTCAAAATATTTGCTTCGATTTTTTCATGTGGCCAATCCCACCATTTTATTTCAAGCAATCTTTCGACAATATGATCTGGAAAACGCTGTCTGATCAATTTAGCCGGATTACCGGCAGCTATCCAATACGGAGGAATATCTTTTGTAACTACAGAATGTGCCCCTATGCAAGCGCCATCTCCTATTGTGATTCCGGACATTAAAGTGACTTGCCATCCTATCCAGACATCATTTCCTATTATGATATCGCCTTTTGTTGTCGGGTGCCCTTTGATCTTATGAGCGTTTGCATAATTTGAAACATGGCTAAATGGAAATGTTGTTATCCAATCTGGACGATGTTCTACTTGAAGCAATGCGACGCATCCTTCTGCAATAGAACAATATTTTCCCATCTTAAATTCTGCATCATCGCCAATCGCATAAATTGTTGGTTTATAACAAGCAATCACGCAAATTTTTTCAACCCATCAAATGAATTAGGATGATACCAAACATTCGCGTAAATCTTACCATCATATTCATCAGTCCATTCACGTTGAAATTTTGCCGGCGAACCAAACCAGATTCCCGGCCTATCAATATCCCTTGTCACAACCGATCCAGCACCAATCCGCACATTATCACAAATTGTTTTGCCTGATATAACCACGCTATTGCTTCCGATAAAACAATTTCGGCCAATTTTTACACTGCCTTCTATGGCTACACCTGTAACCATAATAGTCCATGGCCCTATATCAGAATGATGGCCTATATGGCAGGCATGGCCAAGTTTCACACCTTCTCTTAGCATGGTATATCGCCCTTTTTGTGTACCAACGCTAATTGAACAGAATGGACCTATTTCCACCCAATCAGCGATTTTCACACCACCTTCATGCCTGAATCCTTGTAATTTGCCAATCGAAAGTTTTTGAAGTTTGATGCCATAAGTAGCGATTCGGGCTGTTTCATGAATATAAGCTGTTGGAGCAATCTGAATATGATTATCTTTAAGTCTCATCTCGCTACCATTTTGCGCAAAACACCCATTCCAGGATTCTTTTTTATCATAAGATGTTCGAATTCATATCTTGGATCTGAAATAATAGATTCCCAACCCTCTTGGCTTTCAGTCATAACGTCATGAACAAAAACATATCCATATCCATCCCTAGCAATTAATGGATACAGAACTTCCATTTCATGACAAATTGTTTCTTTTTTGTGATTTCCATCAAGAAAAACAAGATTTATTTCTTTGCCAACATACCTGGCAAACCACTCTGAATCTAAACTATTCGTATCTACATTAAAAAACTTGCCACATAAATTGTGTTTTTCGAAATATTCCCTCAGAACCATTATCCTTTCATTTTCAATATCAATACCAGTATATTTTCCCATAAGTTCTTTCGCCGCGTGAGCGAGCCAATAGGTTGTCCGCCCATATCCAACTCCTATTTCAAGAATGTTTCTGGCATTAATCAATTTTGCCCAGTTATAAAGCAACGAAGAAAACATATGTGTGCCAGTATATATACCTGTATTCCACCCAAATCCTTGACTGAATTCTATTAATCCGTTATCCATACGTCGAATTTCCTCTAGCAGATTAGTATAAAAATCCCAATCTATTTCTTCAGAATCCCAAAATTTATTTAAATCCCTATTTTTCTGATCACTTCGAAGCATTCGGCATATTCCATTCCAACCTGTGCCCCACGCATTTTAGCAACATGTTCCATAAATTCCGCTTTTTCATATGGCCTTCCTTTTATCCGTACCGCTTGTGTATGATAAGAATTCAAAGCACCAATCTTCAAATGAAGCGCTTCACGATCAAGCTGGTAATACATCTGTGCATTGAAATTAATATTATTGCGAAAAATTTCAAAACCATAAATCGTCCGATCTTTAAATGCACGAAGCCCCTCAGAATAAATAACATGGTGATCTTGATGAATGTCAGTGGAGGCAGGCATGAAAATTATATCTGGTGAAATGATGTCTTTCCATTCTATAAGAAGCTCAAGAATATCTTGCCGACGATCAAGAAAATGTCTTACACGAAAATTGAAAGAGATTTGATTCTCTTTTTTTATGCCCAAAATTCTCATTGAAGTATCAAATTCCCGCTTTGTTTCATCACGATCAAAACCTTGCGGAATCGATTCTTCCCAAAAACTGAATACTATTACATAAACATCTAAACCTTTCTTTATTGAGTCGGCAATCAACCCGCCACAACCATATTCAGCATCATCCGCATGTGGGCTAAGGATAAGGATTTTCATTTTTACTTCTTAAACTACCTTGTTTGAAATGATCTTTAATCCCATATCGTCGTAATGCTTCAGATACAGCGGTAGGTCCAACGCCCAAATATTCCGCAATTTCTTTTCTCGTTTTATACTTTCTGAGGCCAGCAATATAAGCTAATCTTTTTAAGTGATCGAATTTATTTTCCTCTGGCAGCGTATCAAGAATTTTCATCATTAATTCGATGGGGTACTGTTCTTCATATTCTTTAATATAGGCTTGGATTTTTCCCTGGCGTTGATCGAAAAGAAAAATATTGATGGCTTTATCCGTTTTGAATGCTTCTTTAATAATGCCTATTTGAATGGTAGTGGATTGATCGAGTGAGATATCTTTCATATCAATTTTGGATAAGAATGTTATATTCAATCACATAATGCCAATGTTTGGCATCTGGGTCCCAGCGAAGCGAAGCGAGCTCACCGCGTTGCATATACAAATGCGTATATGCGGCAACCGTCAAAGCACAATCATCGAAACACGTCTTCAAATGAGTAAACATATCACCTACCTCATCGGCAGATGCAGCTTCCGAAAACAAATTAAATTGGATCGCACAATCCTCATAGTTTTCGCTGAAAGTCCAGTCATTTGCATCATTTACCAAATTATAAACAATATATGGCCAATCAACATCTTGCGGAGCATGTTCAAGATAGAACCGGCCTGAAACATCATCATAAACATCATAATGCGTTCCACCACCGAGGTCTTTGGTGAATTGATTATATATTGCTATGAAAAGTGCATTCATATTTGTTTGGCCATTATCACATAAGAAGAATTAGAATGAATAAATTCATATCCTTGTTTTGATAATTCTGTCATTTCTATCCCAAGCTGGCTTCGACCACTATAAGATAAAACCTTGTATTCCAAATATGGAGTTTCGCTATGAACTACTTGCTTTATTTGACAATTCGGACATACAAACTCTTTCATCTCATCTGCCAAAGCCATATCAAGATCGAATGCTTTTTTGCATTCCTGGCAATTTACAGATATTTCACTCATGCTGCCCTCATATCAAACATCGCATTTCTTAATCTGTTATACCATTGGCGTTTGCTTCTCTGTTTAAATTTTCGAAGATACTTAGCCGGCTCTAGATATCTAGTTCCAAGTTCAACCATACTCGCATAATAAGCATGTACTTCTCCTGCCCTTATACTATTTGATGAAATCCGTTCCCCGGCATGAATTTGCCATGAAATTACATTCCTTTGTTTTCCTTTTACTAAGCGAATGCTTTTGCGCAATGTTCCACCTCTGCGCCAATATTGGCCCAACCTAGTTCCATATTCGCTTGTTAATCTTTTGCCGCCTATCTTATAAATTAACCGTGCTGCCCCGCTTCTCGTTATTTCACCAACAGGACATGCCGCCTTGGAAGCTTGCATCCACGCTTTTGCTTCAGCATGCGTAATTTGATCAACTGAACCCAATACTTTTTTGGCAGCAGGTTCAAAATTTACATCAGATTTTATGTTAGCATGAAATTTCATGGCTCTATAATTTCTTCACACAGTAAGTCTTGATAAATATGTCGATGATCTGGATCAAGTGGAACCCTTATTTCATAATAATTATTTTCATGATCTTTTATTCTATGTTCTGGTGTCAATCCCGACCAATATCGAATGCGAACACGATGAGTAATTTTCAATTCAAGTTTCATTGCCTCGAATTGTTCTTGGCCCCGTAATGGCCAAATAGCAGCCCAGGCCTTGCGATCAGTAGCCCAAGCCTCTGTCCATCCACCCATTCCATCGCTAGTCCGCGTTACTTTTTCGAATGTTATTTTGTGTCTCAGTGATCCCGCTCTTATTGGCATTTGTTTTCTCTGGATAAACGCCCTTCCAAATCAAATACATCGCATGTTCTTCGGGCGTTCTGAAATTCAAATTCGCCGTTTCTCTTAGTCCCTCAAGAAGTTTTGGACGTTTGCTGAAATTGAGTGTCAGCTTATTTTTTTTTTGGAGGTTGATTGGATTCTTGATTCTTACCATCGTTCCGCATTTTGTGCATCTCAAGTAATATTTCTTTTTATTGGCACATCCACAACCAACACGAATTTCTTTCTGAATGACATCAGTGGAACCACATTTTTTACATTCGATCTCTCTTCCATCCATTTCATAAATCCTATATCCGTTTTTGGGATCCACTTCTTTTAGATATTGGATTATGTTGAAATTACTATCCAAGCTTTCAAATTCGTTCGTGGTTCGCATTTTAGAACAAACTAGACCAAAGTATTAGGATCCCCATGGCATGGATAAACATAGTTATCCAAAAGCCGATGATTCTCAAAAAGCTCTGCTACAAGCATCTTCATGGCATGTTTGATTGGCTCTGGCACGTTAGCCGCAGAACTATATCCGCAATCGAATTTTATCTCAATTGGGTTTGATGGATAAAGTTGTATGCCTGGATAAGTTTTTCCATAAGCCAAAACAATTCGTCCTTGCCTATCAGTATCATTTTCAACAATGTAATTGGTTGCTGCCCATGTACTTTGAGTACCAGCCGTGGTTTTATATTTGATATATGAATCCACTACCGTCCAGATAAGCGGTGGTTTTGGTATTTCGATGTAATCTTGATCTGGCCAATCATCCAACCACATTTTCCATGTCTGATCAATTAAAGCGAGACCTGTATATTCTTCCGTATATTTCCGAACGGTGAGAATCAGCGACCAGATATAAGCATCCTCTTCCATGTCGCCAAGT